TGAAACACTGGAAAGTTAGTTACAGGGGAGATCCAAGTTAAGTATACTTTCTTTTCGTTAGCTCTCTCAGCAAGAGTTTGGAATAGTCTTAACATACGAGCTGGACCTTTTAGCTCCTCATAGCAGGTTTGATACACGAGAGAGCCTAAGAGGGCTCCCCAGAGATGCTCTTTGTCCCTTAGATAGGGGGAGATATCCCTTGTATCCTCTATTACCTGTTGGCCCATACCGTAGGCCGTACCACCGTATCCCAGTGTCATAACGTTACGCTTTACAGTCTTACGTTGGATTTTCTTGTCTTGGATGTTTGTCCAGTAAACAGGAAAAAGTTTCTCTCGCAAGCCTCTATTTTGATTACGCCAAGTCTGAGCTGCTTGAAACGCTAGTGCCTTTCTTTCAGACTTGTCTGGTGCTTCTTGATACTCTTTTTGAAGCTTTGTTGCTGTTTGAAACACATCATTAAACTTGTTAATAGTTTCTGGGTCTAACTTGTTCTTTTTGTCTTCAAGGCTGTCCCAAGTCTTTTCTGCGATAAACATGTAAACATCACCAGGAAGGTCTTGAGGAACCAAGTTAACCAGAGGGGCAACCTCATCATCTTGAGACATGGCCACAAGGTGTTGAACACCGTTATTAGACCCGTCAATATAAAGTGGTAAGCAACTTGGGAAGTCTTCTGGTTCGTTACCATCCCCATTCCAGTTAGAAACCATACTATGCTCATGACAAGCAGAAAGGAAGCTAAAAGGTTTATCAGCTTTCATCCAACCAGTATTTTTCATAGGGTTGTTAACATACGACATCATGTCGTCAAAGTTATCTAGAACCCACTGAGCACGGTCATCAAGACTAACCTTGTCATTCCCCCAAACGTTAGCAGTATGAACACACAACCAATAGTAACCGTTTTCCCCTAGAGGTACCGCCTCGTCTAGCATTAGGATACCCTTTGCATTGTCACTAGACTGCTCGTGTAAGAAGGCTGTGTTAGGGTAGATGCGTCCACGGAAGTCTAGGTTATACAAGTGATAGAATGGCTTGTCTAGGTTCTTCTCTGCAAGCCTTTGGATAGCCTCTGCTTCGATAATTAACGAAGCCCGTTTAATTGGATCAATCTCCTTTGTGAACTTAAAAGGGTTTGACTCAGAGTGCATACACTGTTTGTAAACCTCAAAGACAGGTTGATTGATACGCCAAGCTGTATTATTTAGCTTATTTAGAGTATCAACAATATAGCTCATGTCATTCTTCTCAAAGTACTTTAGAGCGTCCTCATAGCCTTTCTTAATAACGCTAATACCTGTTGTAGAGTGATAAGCAGAACCATCCCAAGGCGCTGCTGGTGTATTTACAGGGAACATGTCACACTTCTCAGTATCTACAAGATCTAACAACTCCTTAATTGCTACCCAGTCTTTTGCGTAAATGAAGTAAGTTCTGTGTTTATCTTTTTTACCATTACGGTAGGTGTGTTTCTTACGATAGCCCAGTATCCCAAGTTCAATATAACTAATCAGAACAAACCAACCGCCTTGAATGTCTAGCACACTGTTTTGTTTCTGACGTAGTTTTTGTCGAAGCCGTCTACCAATACTACTAGCTACTTCTACTAAGCTTGAGTTTCTTTCTAATCCTTTTAAGATATGTGTGTAAGAGAATTCTACAATATCTCTTGCTCCCATTTCAGTTAGGTAGCTCGCAGATTGTCTATTGTCTAGCATCCCCTGTCTGTAATTAAGGTCTTGTGTTAACTTTTCTAGTACTGTTTCTTTGATCATTATTGTCTTTCTTTTTGTAAGGCTTTGCCTTGCGGCCCTTATCTACAGAAAATTCTACAACAATTTCTCCCTTACAAATAAGTAAGTAAATTAGAGCAATTGCCATCATATATGATATAGTCTTTAATAACTTGAAAAAAAAATATTTAGTTTAAAGGAACCCCACCCCCGAAGGAGTGAGGTTATTTTGTTTTAGAACTATCCGTTCAATCGTGGGTTGTTAGTATTTAGTGTTTTAACCCAGTTACGAACAGAGTCTTTACAGCAACCGATGTCATAAGCAACTTTAGCAATGCTCTCTCCGTTAATTACACGAGAAGCAGCAATAACACGTTCAGCGTTAGTTCGGCCACTATACGGCTGTCCATTTTTAAGGACATAGCGAGATTTGCTGTAAAAGGATGAGATGGAAGGGAAGTTACGAGTAGCCATAAGAGATCTCCTTATTTATTGGCGGTACAGACCCTGTGGTCTAAAAGACCCTCCAACTTTTTAGGGCTGGAGGGCTAGTTAAACAACAGGGAGGATTCCAATGAAATCCACGGAATCCACTCATCGAATGGATTCACTGGATCTCACTGTTCCTGAAGTGTGGACTCTTCGGCCACTTCTTCATGATCACTCAAATGACTTACGTCAATGTAAGTGTGAGACCACTTTTCATCAATTGCTTTAACAAGATTGCTAAAACTAATAGAGTCCAAGTATTCCCTTTTTTCCTCGTTTGTCATTTTCTTTTTAACCGACATTTGAAGGTTCCACTTTAATTTCACCAACGTGAGGCATAAAGGCTCCACGTAATGCTTTTGCATAACGATCTGCGTCTGACTTTAGAAAGAAAGACTTAGTGCAGATCAGGCTAAGGTTTAGGTCGTAGATGCCTACTTTGTAAACAGTGTTCATTTGTCTTCTCCTTTAAGAAGGTAAGGGGTAACGGCGTAGTCCGCAATAGCGGCTAGGAAAGGTGCAGCAAGAGCTGATAGTACAAGTACGTGTTCCATAGTGTTTTCCTTTATGGATTGTTATTGATATATGTTATATCATTATAGATGCGCTAGCTTTCTCGGTTTTTATAGAACAAGTGTGTTCCAACCTTACTCACATACTCTAGCTCATCTGCCCAGTAGGGCCAGACATAGTCTGCATGGTAGTGGGTAGTGTCTGTTCCAGGTAGGTAGGTCTCCGGTTCAGACAAGATAATAGCTGCTGCCTTGTAGATTTCCTCCCATGCTTGTTTGTCTAGGTAACTCATTTTTGTAGGGTCATCAGTAAGACCATCGTGTGTCCAGCTAAACTGTTGTTTCTGATAAACTACTTCACAAATGGTATCAGGATAACTGCTAGACTCAACTCGATTAAGAGTTACTTCAGCTACCATTTGCTGACCGATTAAAGGCTCATTACGAGCTTCAAAAAACATATTAAGTGCTAGGCACATTGTTGCTGTCATAATCATTAAGCATTCTCCTTTAGTGTTTCTTTTAGAACTTTGTTAAGCGCCTCTTCACAAGGCACAGCTGTAAGGTCTATGAATTCTTTTGACAAAGGCGGACTAAAAAGAACACCCCCAATACTAACTATTAACTCTGTAGTGCCTTGTACAAAGGCTTTACCCCAAGTCATTTTCATTAATTTCTTCCCTTTTATCTGGCATCATATTAACCAGTCTTCGAATAAAACTCTTTACATCAACTTCTTTGCTAGAACCCTTTGTCATGTGAAACAAAAAATCTACAAGGAAAAAGCCAAGTATAAAAGGCAGATAAGTTATACCTGTATAAATTACTTGAACAAGTATTAAGAATAAAACAACAAATTCGTTTATTGCATAAACTTTTTTATCTGTGTATTTGTGGTACCCCAGCCTAATAAACAAAGCCGCTAAAAACTGAGCTAGAAAAGTTACAACGATTGTTAACATTTTGTGTTTCCTTATTAGCAGTTTTAAACCATGCTTAGGGTTACCTTATTAATATGCGACGTTATAGTTTGCCTTCTTGTCTCTTTTGTCGGCTTTATAAAAAGCCATTCCGTACTTGCTATATTTTTTTCTTTTAGATTTTTTGTAAAGGTATTCACCTACTTTAAAACTAAAAAACTTATAGCTCAGTGTTGTACAGATAGCAAAAACGATTGTATAGATTAGCATAGCCATTTTAAGTTCCTCTTGGATTTCCACTTGGGGTTATTGATATATTGTTATATCATTATAGATGCCTTGTTTTTCTCACTTTTTGCACACAAAGTTCGTACAATTTTGAAGCAGTTTATACACATACTCAGGTGTTTTATTTTATTTATTTTTTGGCTTATACGAGAAAACATAAGCTAAAGGTATAGCTCCAAAGATAACAGTAAGGATAGCCCACAACCAGGGGTTTTGACCATTGTATTTAGCCATAAGAAAGCTAATACGGGCGAGAAGAACTATACACACTACTGTATAGATTGTAAACAGAATAGCAATCATTTTTTATTTCCTTTACCACTTGGGTTACTGATATATTGTTATATCATTATAGATGCCTTGTTTTTCTCACTTTTTTGTGTAGTTTTTTGCTGACGTATTTGATAAAAAAGGCCACCCCGAAGGGTGACCATTAAGTTTTATTTTGATAAACTAGTTATCGACGGTAGTTGCTCTCTTTATTCTGAGAGTTCACACCTTGAGTAATAGAGGGCATCATCTTGATAATCTCTTTACGAGTCTGTCTAGAGATGTCACCTGTTACAGAAAGGTTAACTACTGTTTGATTGCTGCCATTGTTTCCTGAGTTACTCTTTAGCAATTCCGCAGTCCGTTGACTTGGCAGGACATACTCACCTGGGGTAAGCATGACAGGCACACTATCTTTACCTGCTTGTCCGATGTTAGGGTTGATAAGACCACCTGCAGATCTCATTTGAACAATACCGCCAGTGTGAAGCGGAGCACCACTAAAGGCTCCAAGTATAGAACTTAGGAAACCGCCGCCACCGCTAAACATCCCTGAGAGTCCTTCGAAGATACTAGAAAGACCCTTACCAAGCATTGAGACTACACCTGTAAAGCCTTCAGAAAGACCAGACAAGAAACCGCCCTCTCCCATAGATTCCATTTGAGACCCGATACCCTCTTTGATCTTGCCGCCAGCAAGGTTACCAACGCCATCAGCGCTACCCATAAGGCTTGAAAAGAACGTATCAAACATTACGTCTAGATTAGAAGCCCTAAAGAAAGCTTGTGTGAAAGAATCTACAACAGTGTCAATAATGCTGTTGCTAATAGAATCAAGCAAACTATTAAAGAAACCAGCAATTGTGCTTTCACCTTTAATAAGAGACTTAAAACTTTCTGCAAAAGCAGAACGTATACTATCAGAAGCAGACTGAGCTTTTGAAGTTAGATTGTTAAGAAGAGTTGTTTGATACTCTAGCTCTCTGTTGGTCTCAGATTTATTCTTGTAATCATCAAAACTTAAAGTACTAAGCTTTTCTTGCAATACAAGAATATTCTTACCGATATCTAAGGTTCTTTGGCTAGTCCCGACGGACTCATCTAACCCAAGAGCCTCTAAGGCTTTATTACCTTGCAATACAGTTCCTTGGGCAATAAGAGTTTCAAAGATTAACTTCTTTTGTTTTTCTAACTCCGCAACTGCCGCAGACCTTCCCTTAACATCATCTAAGGTAGACTCTGTTATTTTCTTATTAAGAGCTAATACTTCGCTAACTGGCTTCTTTAGCTTTTCAAAAGCAGCACTACCTAACCCTGCAGCTTCCTGCAAGTTAAAGCCAAAACCAGCTTCACCAAGACCAGTTACAAACTGTTCAAAAGGATTAACTTTGTCTTTCTTACTTGCCTTATCTGGCTTATCTGGCTTACCTGGACCACGATCATTACTTAAGAAAGAGGAAACAAGGTCTCTAGCATCAGAAACTTTCCGCTCCATAACTCTAATAATACCAACATCCACTTGTCCGTTTCCAACAAGTTGGAGTCGAGTAAGAGCTGCCGTAAGAAAGTCAATAGTCCCGCTAGCTCTTAGTATCTCTGTCATAGTATTAGGGTTAATGCTAATTGCTTCTTCCAAAGATTTTGAGTTTTCTACTTGGCTTAGCGCATTTTCAATTGCACCAATTCGATCTACTTGTGCTAGAGTCATTGAGTTTTCTTCAGCAATTAGAACTTCAAGTAAAGACTTTGCTCTGCCTAAACTTACTAGCTGCTGGTTTCTTAACGTATTGTCTTTTTGATTCGCATCGTTAATTGAATCTTGAAGCAATTCAATCTCTATTAATTGACTCAAGATTTTCTTGTTAACAGTTTCAACGTCACGCCCAGAAGAATTAGTAAGACCAGGGGTGGTTATATTGCTGCTAGGTACTAAGTTAAGTGCGTCAATACCTAATTTTTCTAGTCTAGCGTTCATGCGATCAAAAGCAGCTACAACTACTTCAGGGATTGTATCGCCCGCAAGCCCCATTTTATTAGTCATTGCTTCAAACAGAAGCTTAATGTTTGTTTGAACCTGATCGAAAACTTTAGATCTTTCTTCTGTTGTAACTAAGTTTTGATCAATGTTTTCAAAACGATTTAGCTGCTCTGTAGCCTTACTTGCTTTTTCTAGCATAGTTTTTGTTAGATCTCTAAGATCCTCTGTACTTAACTTAACAAGATCTTGACTATCAAAGGCACTCGCATCAAATATACCCTCACCAAAAACTGATTGCAATGCAGTTGCAGCTTGTAAGAAACTATCCTCTGCAGCAGAGCGCACAACACCTTGTGTTGTTTGAATAACTTGATTTACATCGCCGCTAACTGCCGCTAGAAGCTTATCTGCGAGTTCCTGTCTTATAGAAATTCCAGTACCAGTTATTCCACTAGCAGACTCAAACTCTTTCCCAAGTTCACTCAACGAAGTAAACAAGCTGTTCATAACTTCAGGTGAAACGTTATCTGCGTTCATGCCCGATGACACTGCCATAATGCTGTTCAAAGACGATATAAGGGTTGACCCAGAAATAGACTTATTCAACTCCTCTACAAGATTAGAGTCGTTTAAAAGAGCAGCAATAGCAGAGGTGATTTGAAAGTCATCCCCTGTAGCAATTGAGTTAGAAATTTCTTCAAAAGCAGAGGACAGACCTTCTGACGCTGCGGTTGGAAGCCCCAGCCCTCTTGTAATTTCAGCGGACTGTGGTACAAAGCTGATGTTATCTTTAAAAATGTTTTCAAAAGGAGCTAGTAACGTTGTTAAAGTTTTACTAGCCGAAGACTGTTCAACACCATCTATTTGCGGTTTATTGCTGTCTATGAAAGCCTGTCGTGCAGCATCAACCGCACGCTTTACTCTTCTAGTTTCATAACGGCTATTAACACCATTTTCTTCAAGGTTTCTTTGAGCAGTCTCAAGAATGCTATTGGTTCTTTTAGCAATTGTTTGTAGTTCTTTGCTTTCTTTTATGTTGATATCTTCAAATGAGAACGTATCAAAGATATCGTTAAAGTTAACATTCATATCTCCAATTTTATCAAAAGAACCAAGAGACTTAACAAGACTAGCTTCCAGGTCACGAGCTGCTCTTGATGAATAGCCAAAGAACTTTCTCGCGCTATCATAAGCGTTGCCGAATCTTTCGCTAATTGTATCACCTTCTCCAAAGAAGGCAATTCCAATAAGACCAATACCGGCTGCAACTGCAAGGGCAAGACCTGCAAGACCGGCCAAAAAGCTTCCAATTGCAGCAGCAGCAGCAGAAAGCGCTGACCCAATACCCGCCGCAAAACTTCCTTCTCCAAGAATCGCAAGCGCAAGCATCCCTCCTCGTACTGCAGAAAACTTACCTACACTTTTAAGGAGAGAAGAGCCTAGCTTTGCGCCAGCAGCTGCACCAATGGCACCAACTGCACTCAAAACAACAGAACCTAGTTTTCCGCCAAACATCATAAGGCCAATGATACCTAGAGGGTGGTTGATAACACTTTCTATTGAATTAACAATTTTATCTAACATACCAACAGTAGCATCGGCTGCATCGTTAGTAGCTGCCTCCGCAGAAGAACCCATAGATGCAAACAATAAAGCCAGACCACCAATGAGTGCGCCTTTGGTAAACCTGCTCATTCTTCTTGTAAATTTACCTAAGCTCAAACCCATTCTGTATAGAGCATCTTGGAACGGACCGGCCATATTAAGAGAAAGATCAGACCCTGCTGTCTTAGCTTGTGTTGATAGTATACCAAGCCTTAGGCCCAGAGCGCTTACACCACGACCAACAGCATACATAGAAAACTGGAATTTTTCAGCAATTAAGGATGCAGAATCAATTAAAGCCCCCGCAAAAGGCGCTGTACTTTTAGTAGCTAAAGAACTAGACATTACACTCTTTAATACTGAGAAAGCACCCTGTAACTGAGAAATTACAGCTGAATACCCTTTTGTACCATACAACAAAGAGACAACAAAACCACCTGCAGAAATAATGTCTACTAGCGCAGTGTCCCCGAATACTCCTCGCAATAGCGTATCTGCTATTAGTATTCCACTTGTAAATTTTGCAAGAGTTGCTCTCCCGCTGCCCCTGCCAATCAAGGCGCTTTCAAAGAAAGAAATACGAGGGCTGGCACTAGAAAGCGACCCCGCAAGCTTAGAGGCTTTCTTACTTAATACTTTAGCATCATCATCAAATAGCTTCTGACGCCCACTAATAAAGTTCTTAATAAGCTTACTAGGCCCAAAACCTGTAAAGTAAGACGTAACACCTGCGGCCAGTAGACCAGGCAATATGTTGAAGAAGGGGATGCTCATAAGCCCTTTAAGAATAATTCCTGGAATACCTGATACAGAATCGGCTAAGCCTTGCCCAAAGCTAACAGCAGCTTGAGAAAGCGCCCTAATAATCTCAGGGATGTTAGCTATAAAGAAGTTCAAGAAAGTACCTGCAGCGGCACCTACACCTTTTGCAAAGTCTCCAATAGCACCAGAGTCTAACAAGGAGTCTCCAAAGGCATCAATAAGCGTTAAAGCTAGAGCTGCAATAACACCCCCTCGAATAACTTGAGAAAGACCAGCTGCAACGCTAGTGCTGACTAATCCTACTAACTTTGTACCAAAAATAGCAGTCAAAATGCTAGTCAAAAATGGAGCAATTTCTCTAACTTCTTTGTAAGCTTCAGAGATTGCTTTTCCAATAGGTTTTCCAATACCTACAAATAAAGATCTTAAACTTTTTTGCAGGTAATCTACAGGGTCTTTTAATATACTAGAAAACTCAGCCTTAGCATCTATGTTGATTTCTATCTTTTTAAACTTAGAAGAAACCGCCGAAAACAAATCCTTAATCTTTGGCATAGCTTTGTTATAGGCGTTAGAAAAAGAAGAAACAATAGAATTACTAAAATTAGAAACTACAGAAGAGGTTTTACCCAACCATTTTACCGAAAGGATATAGGTTTCTT